CTGCACCTAGCAGCGGTGGATTCAACGATCCTGACATCACCCTGAGTAATACTTCATCCGATGATGAGGATGATGCACTGTCCTACTTCGCCAAACTGGCAGAGGACTGATACTCAAAAGGACCCTTACGGGTCCTTTTTTTATGGCATTGTGATGTTCAGATTCTCTGTCTGAATTGTTCGTTCATCAATAAACTGTGATGACTTACCATAGACCATGATGTCTCTGAAGTCATTGAGGAACTGCTGTAGCAGATCTGGTTTCAATACAAATATATTTCGTCTTTTCTCATTCAAATCTATTTCATATGCTAGATTTGATATACCATTTTTTACAGCAGTTCCAGATTTAACTACATTAGTTCCAAGACCAGAGTCATAGAATGTATACGAGAATGTTTCATCAACAACTTTTCCTGCTGGAAGAACTATTCTATCTCTAGAATCTTTTATTTCTTTTGTCTTGAAGAATCTTGTATCTGCCAGATTATCACCGTACTTTGCTTCTGCATAGTTATAGATGTCACTATTAGACATTGGCCAATCATGCCTGATGTTAGTAATTCCGGAACAAATGATTACGACCCAATCTAACTCGTCATTTCCATACAATTCTTCTGCCACATTATCTGGTCTGAAACCTTCGGGGATTTCATATTTATCAAAGAGAGTGATTTCTTTTTGAATATCCTCTCTGAGTTTGACCCTACGGAATAAGTTTGCAACCTCAACGTAGTCGAGTGATGAGTTCTTGCCAGTCAGGAAAGATGGGTATCTGATTATTGGAAACTCTTTGAAATATGCCATTAGAATCCTACTCCTACATCGCTATCTTGATAGTCTTCATCGTAAATTGGTTCAATTTCTTTGAATGTTAAATCCATCTGCATTGAGATTGGAGTTGAATCATCATATGTTGCATAAACTCCTTCACCTGTATAGTTAACACCGACATCAGTTAAGAAACACTGTTTGAATTTGTGTAAGAATGGGTGATTTTGTATACCTCTTCTATAACGAAGTTCAAAAACATTTGGTGTTTTGATGAATATTGCATTTCCATTAAGTGTGTCACCACCTACTTTTGGTGCCATATTAGACTTAAAGGTTCTAATAATTAATTTTACTTGCTCTGCTTCTTTGGCATTTCTTGGTGTAAACTTAAATGAGAATCTAAAAGATCTCAGAGTAGGTCCATTGAATAGCAACTCCATATTTGGGTTGAATACCTGACCTGTAGATCTAGAAATAATTTGTCCGGCAGAAATATTTCCACCAAATGCTCCAAGTGCTCCTGCTGTTAATTTACTTGTAAGGTAGGTTTTAGCAGCACCTAAAGCTTTTGTGTCTTTTGTTGCCTCTGCGGCAGCACCTTGTATTGCACCGAGAACGCCTTGTATTGCTTCACCAGGACCTTTTGCATTGGCAGCTGCTTCACCACCTTTCGTCATTATCTCTGCAATTTTACCTGCTGCAGCACCTTCAAGAGTATTCAATTCAGATTCACCATATCTTGCAGAATTAGAGTCTTGAATTTGTGAAGGCATCTGTAAGATAATTGTGCCTCTATCTTTCAATCTCTTTGTTGCTAGTCCTTTTGCTGTAAGACCTTTTCTAGCAGGTGATTGACCAATATTTCTAGATCCTGGACCAGCAGCCAAACTACCACCACTTACTTCTTTTGCGCTTTTATATTGAACAATGTCTATCTGTAAATAATCTGTCGTATCTGACAGTGCTTCCATTGGATATCTAAGAACACCAGGTTCACCTTGTGCTACTGGTTTTGCCTTTGGTGCTTCTGGTTTTGGTTTTGCTTTATCATCACTACTGGAAACTGATGCAGGTTTTGGTGGAGGTAACTTTACTCCTGTATTTGGATCTATTCCACCACCACCTCTTATATCTGCAATCGGTGGTGCTCCACCACTCTTCGCCAGAGCTACAGCACTCGCACCGTTTTGAACTTGATGAGCTCTATTTTCTCCGGCATTCTCCCGGAAAGACGCCATCTTTTTTGGCGGTTGTGCTGCTGCGGTTGCCGCTGCTCTTCTCGCTGCTGCAGCTTCACGTTTTTTCCTTCTCTGTGCTGATGCGGACATCTATCGACCTTATTTCTAACTATTTAGACGGAAATTTTGAATTGGTAGTGCAAGAATATCATTGAGTTCTTCATTATCAACATAGTGAAGGGTTCCAACTACATCTTGCCATGTATATTGACGTGCTTCACCCCAGTGAAAGTTTATACCACGAAATCCCCATCGGAATAAATCAGTAACTGCAACAACAGGATTGGCATCATATCGTAGGTTAGATGTTTTTGGTCGATATTCAAAGGTGTATATCTTTCCAATGTCAGGTATGACTGCGGTATCTTGAAGTATACCAAGAACTTCAGACATCAGTTTGTCAGAATCTTCAATACCAATTAGTTCATCTATGACCGGTCTGATACGGTTCATTTAATACCTAACTCCTCTTCGGTTAAGACTTTGAACTCCCACATTCTGTCTTTACAGAACTCTCTTGCCGCTTTCCACTTTGCCTGGTTCTTTGCATATTCATAAACCTCATAGATGTAACCTTTGGTCTTTCTCTTTTTGACCTTTGGT